TTAGTTAACCAATATCTCTAACTCAGTAATTCGACTGGATAGAAGATTGTTCATAAATCTCAACTCTTCATTATCATGACGTCCCAGCACATTATTTTCATGCAATAGATAAAGTAACTCTATTTCAATATCGTTTACAACTTGGGACCACCAACTTCCAATATCGTTTGAATTAGGTGGAGGGATACTAAAGACTTCCGAAAAATTTATTAATACATCCAGCAGTTCTTTTGTTGTCGTTTCCATAATTTATCCTCCTTTAAATCGAGGACATCCACTTTTAATTAATAACGTTTTCGGTTATCATATTATTAATGATATGTTGAGTGGATGTCACTCGATTATTACCGCATTTCAAGCGCCAACTTGAAGTGTGGTTTTTTTATTTGATTAATTTTAAGTGAAATTTTTCTTTTCTACTTTGTTCTTTAAGTATTTCCTTGCCACAATCCGAACAATAATGTGAAGTAGAACTAAAATCTAACCCTTCATTTAACATTTTTATTAGTTCATCAAATTCAACTCGCGATTCTTTTGTACATTTAGGACACATAGTATAAAATTCGTCTTCATAAATTTCGACATCTGTCTTTGTGCCATCAGGTAATTCTGTTTTTAAATAAATCACTATGCCCCTAATCCTTCCATATTAACTTGATGTGCAATAGCCATTTCTTTGACCACAGATAAGTATATCTCTACCAATTTAGCATCTTCTGCAATGACATCTAACTTTGAGAGCTTGTCTATCTTTGATCTAGAGACACCATTCAAAGACATTTCTCTTTGTCTATTTGTTAAACGTCTTTCTAGTCTACAGTGCGCTCGATCTTCTAGCTTTTCGTAGCTTTCATTACGTACTTTACGATATTCTTCAAATCCACCTCTAGCAACTGCAACTTTATTTAATAGTGTTGTAGTTTTCTTACGCCATTCATTTGGATTTAACGCTATAATTTCATTAATGCTATCTTGTTTAGCTTCAATACGCGCTGTAGTTACTTTTAATTCAATTATTTCTTTTTCTTGTTTAATCATTTGTTCAATTTGCATCTGCATAATTTCTAGTTGAGATTTTGGTTTATTTAAAAATGCTTCTTCTAAAACATCTTTTGCTCTTAATTGGAAATCAACTAATCTTTGAACTGTCCAAGGATTCTCTCTTTGCATAGTAGGTGTTAAAGTTATCTTTGCTAACCACAATGGTAAAAAACCTAATTCAATGCACAATATCTCTCTCAGACCAGCATTTGTATTGAGGACGATATTTCGTCCTGAACGTTTAAGGACTAAATCCTCCTGTATTCTCTTACGTTCACTTTTTGTTTGACCTTCAGACAACCCAATACCTTCGCAAACCCATTTAACTGCTACATAAATTTTATCATCACTCATTTTTACAGCCATCAACTCTGTTCCGTTGAATGGGATTGTTTTTTGTTCAATTACTTGTAATTCATTCATCTAACCGCCTCCTTTTCAATTTCAAATAAATCACCAACTTCACAATTTAAAAACTTACACAATGCTAACAACGTTTGGAATTGTATCCCCTTCGCTCTTTTATAGAACAATGAGTTTAAAGTAGATCTTGATATTCCTGTCGCTTTAGAGACATCCGTTATAGTAAATTCTTTTTCCGCTAGAATCACACGAAAATTATTACGCACAAAATCACCACCTTTTTTTAAAGTTTGCACCACATTTGTCCAACATACTGAACAATATGATAAATTTAATATAATCTACCATTGTTTAACTGTCAACATCAAAAGCTAAAAAAACTTTAAAATTTGTTCAGACTACAATACAATAGTCAATAAGAGGTGATAAAATGATTAAATGCAATCTAGCTGTTTTATTAGCAGAAAGAAATATAAAAATTAGCGAATTATCAAAACGGACTGGAATATCTCGCACTACATTAACAGCACTAAATCAAAACCAAAGTAAAGGAATTCAGTTTGATACCTTTGATACTCTTTGTAATTTTCTTAAAATAAAACCAAACGATCTTTTCGTTCAAGAACCACTTGAATACGATTTTGAAGTAATTGAAATCAATACAAGTGATACTCCAAGTATCTGTAATTACTACCTCACAATTTCAGCCGATATACAACATAAGAATGAGTTGTTAGATATGACTTTTGGATGCTCTGCTAAGCTATGGGAAGAATTTAATGAAATAAGAGAAATTTATATTAGTCCTACTTATCCCGATAAAATTCAATATTTACTGGATTCAATTCCTGTCACATTTAAAGTTAGTATAGAACAAGAATTACTAGACGCTATTAAAGCCGCATTGGTAGTTGAACTTAATTTAGATGAAAACGACGCGCTAGAAATTTCTTTAACCTAGGTGATTTTCTATAATATAACCTTTATTCGAAATTTTGCCTTTTAAAATTTATTAAAATACCTGTCATTTTGTATTTTTTTAATCACTCATATCAGTATTCTGTTGTGAATAGACGATTTTTGTTAACTGCTTCCTGAATGGGGGCAGTTTATTTTACAAAAAGCATCATAGACAAACCTATATTAGCAGTCGTTATTTTTTCGTAATTTGTTGCGAAACTTTTTTAACTTAATAACCACTCACATACTACCAGCACCTGCGAAAAGATCGATATTAGATGACGTCCCTAGTATGGCGTTATCTTCTATGCTCATTATTCTACCCAAGGTATGAGTTACTGACAAAATTGCTAGGATAGTAAACATAGAAAAAGCAGGTTGTTTTGTAATCTTATTTGCAAATTCTAAAATTTTTTGCACTCAATGTAAAATGCCCAGGCTCAAAATTAATTGAGTACCTGGGCTTTCGTTTATTCATGACATTGAGAGAATATTACACTCTTTTTGAATGATACCTGAACAAATCTTGATTACCTATATTCACCTTTATTAATAGTTAGAATCAAGAAAAATATTTTTATTGTATAATATAAGTAAAATTTTAGATTTTGAGGATGTATTTGTAATGAAGAAAAAAATTTTATTACTCATATCAGTGTTAATAATTCTTTCAATAATCTTTTTTCCTAAGGGTTACTATGATTTTTTAAAAGAAACAAATAAGGCTGCAGAGTATTTGATTTCTAAAAATGTGGACTCTAACAAAAGAATTGATAAAATTTTCGAAGAGGAAGATATATATGCTGAAGCAAATGAAAGATATGGTATTCAGAATATGTGGGCTGATGTCCCTGATAAAACTCTATATTTAGGTGTTTTCAGGGGAAATATTAACAATAAAAAAGAGATAGAAAAGTATTTTGAAAAAAAACTTAAAAAAATTCAAATCTATGATTATAAAATCGATGTCTTTATAATGGATTAAATATTCCTAAACATAAAAATACTATATAAATACAACCGTCTCATATATAAAACATTTATGAGTAGGTTGTATAATTTAATAAAATTATCCACATTTTTATGATTAAAATAAACAAGTACCGGGTAGTGTTTAACTTTTTAGTTACAACGCTGTTCAATAATAAGTTTCAAACCTTCATAATCACCATTTGTCATAGTTCCATTATCAAATTTATCTAACCACGACTTATCAATTAGCTTTTTGTCTACAGATTGTTTGATGTGGTCTCTTACTACGCCTTTTGTAGTTTCATTTGAAAATTGCATTTTATCATCATCCTTTTCAGTTGGTTTATTGTTTTCCGTATTTTTATTGGTAAACCAAGATAATGGTTTATTACCGTTTAGTTGATTTAAGTCCACATTACCTTTGATACCAGCAACTGCCCCCTTCTCTGTGAACTGCCATAAGTCGCAAACGTACTTAGGCTTTAATCCGGGAGCACTAGTTGTACTGTATCGTGGGATCCATAGGAAGTCATAGTTAGTTACTTTGTTCATTCCGTATGGTTCATAGAAGTGATGCCCTGTGTATAGTCCAACCTTGACGCCTTTACCTTTTAAATAATCGATGAATGCTTGTGTGCCTTGTACGATATTTTGAACGCTTGCTCCGAAACTTTCTTCGACGTCCACAACATAAAATAACGGCTTATACGCTTGCACCCGTTCATAAAAGTCTTTCGCTTGCGCTAATGCCTCTGTTTTGTTTTTGAATGTAACATAGATATATACACCGTATGGTACGTTGTACTTTTTACATTCATTGATGTTTTGCACATACTTGCGGTCAATAGTCCTTGTCCCGTATTGGCTACGGATTATAGCGAGATCGACTTCTTTACTTGCTTTAGACCAATCAATATCTCCTTGATGGTGAGATATATCTATAATCTTGCTCATTTAACTTCACCCTCTCCTGTTTTATCCTTTACAATCGATAAAATATTTTTAATAAAGTCCGGCATTGGTAAGCCCATCTTTGTACCATTTTCTGTTATCGAAATAAATTCTAGGACACAGAATGCAATGGCTGCCCCATCCCCTGCATACTCGATACCCGGAATTACTAGTGAAAGTAAGTACACCGAACTCACTAACATTAAGTAATAGATTTTTCGTATGATTCCATTAAATCCAACACGGCTATTTAAGTTTTGATTAACGATTCCACTCATAATGCCCGTGATATAGTCGATAGCCATGAATCCAATCAAAACAGTAACAGCCATTCCTAGACCATCAACTGAATATGAAATGATTGTGCCTATCGTTCCACTTATTACAGCAATACATTTTTCCATCTGAACACTTCCCTTTTAAATAATAAAAAAGGATGTGCATAAAGACACATCCTTTTACATAATTAATAAAATCTAACTACATTCTTTTTTTATTTTTCTTTGATAATTTAGCTCTTCATTTTTCACTTTCATTTGGTGTTGATAATCATAAAAAAAAGTTAAATAACTATCCACTGCCACGTTAAGTAAAAAAAGTATATATAATTTTTCATTGTACCATTTAAAATTATGATATACATTGGCTTTTACCGAAAGGTCACCCATTACCAAAAAGTAACCACTTTTTATATCTAAATATAACCTGTTCTTTGGTAATTCTTCTATTTTTACTACAATTTTTTGCTTTCTAGGATTACCTTCGTATAAATGTGCATTAAGAAAAGAACTCAAAACTGGTTCTTCTGATTTTAATCCATCAGCAATATGAAACCAAACAAAACCTTTTTCACGGTATTTCTTCGGTAAATGGAGATTAACTTTAGGACTAGTATGAGCAGGAATAAAAATTTCTCTCTCTCCTTCTTCTCCACTAAGAATATTACTATAATGAATTAAATTCATGTTTTTAAATTTAACCCATTCTTTTTCACTCAATAATCTGAACCCATATTTTTTTTTGTTTAATTTCTTATAAATACCGTAAAAAACATTCGAAATTATTACTATAAAAATTGATAGGATAAAGATAATGTCCATCTTTGCTAATAAACTATATTCTTTTAAAAGAGTTACAAAGGAAAATATGAGAAAGATAGAAATGGGAAATGAACATCTCAAAGTATCGAGGATAACCCTTCTTTTTTTACCCATAATACCATTCTCTTTATAAACATTTTTCTTAAAAATAGATATCCCTCGCTTTTCAAATATTTACATTAATACATAAATTATATATCTTATAGTTTCAAAAAGCGAGCATACGTTTCATATCAACGTCTCAGACGTTTGGGATTTTAGTCAATAAAAATAACGTTAGCTTATGCTACGTTTACTTGTTTTCGTTATTGAGTAATACTTGTACAGCTTCTCGCCACAGTAACGGCACCTGGTCAACTGTTCGCAAATTCTCTTTAATTAAATCCCAATATAATTTAGCCATTATAAAACCTCCTTGATTGTTAATGTCTCTACTAATTCAGCAACAGCTATTTGATTCTCTATTTTATCTCGTTGTTGTACTTCCGCTGATTCAGCTAATGCTAATTTCAATTCTTTTGTTTCTTCTTGTAATATCTCTAATGCTGTTTTAGGAATATCCGTATATTCGTAATATACCTTTCGTGTTTCCTTGTCGTAAAACATTTGGTGTGTTTTACCCGGTATGTTTTCAGGTTGCGGAAAATCTGCCATGTCATACTCGACCGCGATTTCTCCAAGTGAAAACACGCTTACTACTTTGACTTTCGTTTCCTCTGAATTTCCAATAATAATCATATAGTCTCCTCCTCACCAATATAAATAAACTCTTCCGTCGCCGCCTTGAGCGCCTAATCGGTAACTTACATCTGGGCTGTAGCCACAACCTCCGCCACCTCCACCGCCAGGGGAATTGCCACGCATAGCCATGGTTCTTGCAAGGTAGTCAGCGCCCTTTCCGCCACTTCCGCCCCTTACATTCGCGACATCTTGAGTGTTAACACCTTCGGTTCTACCGTACGCCGCTTTGCCTCCGTGCGTGTCGCCAGGTGCGGCACCTCCGCCGCCACCGTAGTCATTAGTACCGCTAACAAAGCCGCCAGTCCCGCCTTGATAACCTAGTAGAACTTCACCAATTATGAAGTTGCCTAACACCATACCATCTTTCTCAACAGATGTAGATGCGGTAAAACCCGAAGATAGAGGCGACCCGCCACTTCCCGCAAGCGCGGAATTACCGCCACCACCTCCACCACCGCCGTAAGCATAGTGTATTTTTTCGGCGTTTCTAATGTAGGTTGTTCCTCCTACACCACCCGAAGCACCGCCCGAACCGCCGCCGCCTGGTGCGCCCACTACAATAGTTAGCTTTTCGCCAGGTTTGACGTTCATCGCAACGAGAGAAAAACCTCCGCCACCACCTCCACCGGCGGTCGTACCTGAGCCGCTAGAGGAGCCGCCGCTTCCTCCGCCGCCACCGGCACCGAATAAATAGGCGGTTATCTTACTGACACCTCTTGGTACTATAAGCTCATACGTTCCTGGTGTGGTATAAGTTGCGCCATTTCTAGTAACAGTCACCCCGCTTTCACCCTGTAAGATAAAAGCCGTTCCATTGAAAGCTAGCGTATAAATGCCGTTTTTCACCATTTCTCCACCTGTTAACTGCTGCCCGCTGCCGTTTAATATCGGATACGCGGCACTACCTGGATTTCCTGGTAATGTATCGGATACTAATGTAAATGTATGAGGTCCCATATTAGCCTCGTCTACTTTGAGAAAACGGAAGGCGTGACCTTTCCTCGGAATCAACTTACCGTTTACTAAATCTACTGGCGCTAAATCAGTCCTACAAGCCATGCCAGTACCACCAGGCGCGTTACCAATGAATCTAACGTGTCCAGAATCGTCTTTAATATGTTTATCAACCTTCATATCAACAACGGCAATAGCTTTAGTGTTATCATCCACGTGTTGGTTAAAGCTCTTTGCTTCCACCTCAATACGTTTCACTTCCGTATCAATCTTATCTAGATTATTGTTAACTGTATTAACATTATAAAAATCATTTTCGTTGTCCTTTGTAAATCCATAGTTCGTTGTTTGAGTTGACATCAGAACATCACTTCCTCTCTCAGTTGTTTATGCGTGTAGGACGCTAATTGAGCATGCGTAAAACGTGCTATAGTGCTATGTTGGTTGTATCTGATTTCAACATATAACAGCATGTTTTGAGGTGTTACTCGCTCAAGTAATACCTCTACAATCTCAAACTCACGAGCCACGGTTAGCTCCATCTTTACACGCACCCACTTCTCGTACGCACTACGAGTAAGCTCATATTTCCCCTCTCCTAGCAAGCTATCAAGTAGTTGTTTCAGGACGGGATAACTATAAGGTGCTTGCTCTTGATACCTTGATAAGATGCGGAAACGACGTGTCTCAAGTGGCTCTGATTCACCTGCAACTAAGCCGAGCATTTTCTCGTAGCGACTTGCGCCACGATCATCGAGCGTTAGAATGAATTGATTATTGAGTATAGATTCAACTAATTCCCAAACTCGCTCTAGTGACGGGTTTTCAAGCTCGGATACTTTTTGAAGCTCTTTAATATCATGTAAGATAGACGGTAAATAGCTTAAAATATCAACTTCTCTAGCCACTGAAAGTCCCCCTCACTGGAATAGCTTCTTTATCCAACTCAAGATTACTTGCCCCTCCATTTAACGTTGTATTAGCAATATCAATTACACCATTAACACCAAGTATACGAGTCTCGATTTGGCTAATACGTACAATCAACCCTGTATTATCATCTTGTTTGGTTACTGCTTCTGCCCATAATTCCGCAAGCTCTTTAAAGTATCCATCTATTACTGCATGTATTGCACTTTCTACATCCTTAAAGGACCAACCAGATTGAAGTGTCAATGTAGTAGCAATATTCACTACCGTTTCATTGACTGCTGATATAGTAACGATATGATCAATAGGTGCAAGTCCAACTCCATCACCTTGAGCGTCTAACGGATCAATTAATTGTTGAACCAGATCTATTAATGTATTGGACGGCTTTGAATATGTGGAATCAATGATGGTAACACCAACAGTTCCACCACCATACTTAGCTCGATAAATACGTGAACCGCCAACACCAGGTAATTTGCCAACCCGTTCTTTATAATCTGCACGATTGCCACCAAATGAAACACTTTCGAAGCTGTTGAAATATCGTGTTCGAAAAGCTTCTGTATCTTCTTCATTTTCACCTGGAATCAATAAATCCGTTAACTGAGCTGTTTCAAGACCTGCTATATAATCAATAGGTATTAGTTGCCCTGTTTCAAAATTACCAACTTCTCCAACTGTCTCGCATTCCATCTTATAAACACCATTTTCGATTTTTTCAAGAACAACATAGTTGTATTCTTCCTGTGAAAAGCGTGCTCCAATAGGTACATCAATATTGAATATCCCTTTTCTGATAGCATGAGTAGCAGGATTTGCGCTAAGACCTCGCTCAGCAGCACGTCTAACTAAATTTTCTTGTGGGGCAGTATCGGCGAACATTTGGTTTTCAAAGTTCATAAGTGTAAATAGTATTTGAGCTGTCTCAGCTGTATTGGCTGCTGTCGCTTGATAAATCAAAGATGTCTCACGTTTATCCTGTGTCGGCACGTTTGTAAGCTTTTGAGCTAATAAATCCTCATAAGAAGTATTTAAGTCGAATGGTGCTGCCATTAATAATCCACCTCTTTCTCTGCTGTGATTTCACCAAATATGGTGTGTGCCGTGTATTGTACATGCACTTTGTTTTTATTAGTTGTTACGACAAAGGAATCTACTTCCGTAATGCGATCATCCTGGATTAAAGCCTCTCGAATACGTCGTTTTACTTCACTGGCAACATAAGCTGTTGGCTGTCCTATTAAATCATTGGACTCAAATCCTGTGTTCCAACTGTAAATTAAGTGATCGAATCGCTCGATATTGAGCATTAAAAAAATCGCTTGTTTCATGGCCTCAAGTTCATCTACAGAGCCATAACAGCGATCTAAGTCATTATTTATTTTGAAGGTATTAGATGGCTCAATAACTTCCTCGAAATCAAGTGTTAATCCATCGTTATCAACTTGCGGAATCATTTAACCACCTCTTTATCAATAATTAAGAATTGTTGACCACCATGAGCACGAATCATCGTTACTTTATCGCCTTGCAATAAACCGTTATAAACTTTATAAATTTGTTTCTCTCCATTATCAATGCTCATTTCAATTTCGTGGTCTTTTACTGCTCTTGTAAGTTGTAAATGATTCTCGTTTAATATTAGCTTTTGATCAATTTGAACTTGCAATGGATTTGTATTAACGACTGTACCATGAACAATATTAGTAGGTTTTTGAGCAGTTATAGCGTCAATGGCAATCTTTTTAAATATCTGTAAAATATCTGTCATATCAGGCAATAAAATCACCGCCAATCAATTTTAAATCCATGCGATGGTCAGACTCTTTGAATATGTGCTTTGCTGTTTCCACCATCATAAAGTTAGCGACAATTATATCACCAAGGTTCATATATACAGCAACCTGACTCCCACCACGTACTATAGGATCTCCAAATACATTATTAATTTGTAATTTCCTAGCTTTGCGATTATAAAGCTTTAACATGCCATCAGCTTTTGCTTTAGCATTATCATTTTCTCCTAGTTTTTCTGTAAGCTGTAACACACCCCATTGGTTGATTTTGCTACCATCTTGGGCTATGTAAACATCTCGTTTACCTGTTTTTTTATTTTCTCGTACAAGTTTGACTTTGTTATAAGTATTTTCATCGATGGATGTAGTGTACTCAAATGATTCACCGGATTCTTTATCAATCAGTAGATTTGTTTTAAGTGAATTGGCTTCTTGTAAACTCAATGCCCCGAAATTATCGTACAGAACATACAAGCTTTTAGTATGAATAGTTGTTTCTCCCAAGGCGTTATCCATGATAGTGAATAACTCTTGGTTATCCTCAACCATAGATGGAATAACATGCTTTGTATCAGCAATAGTGCCAATCTTTAGTTTGAAATCCTTCGCAATCATTTTAAGTACTTGAGCAGCCGTTTTTTTAGAATAAACATAGGTATCTTTATTTTTAAAGTATCGTAGTTGATCGTAGCAAGTAACAGTAATAATACGGTTATCATTACGTTTCTTTGTAAACACAAAACCATAAAAAATCTTATGTCCGTCATATTCAAATCTGACTGCATCACCTTCATGGAAACTTAATACTTCATCCTTAATAACATTGAATGTAAGTTTACCTGGTGTACCTTTTCGATGTATCTCCCACTCAATACCTTCTTCGACAGCGCATTCAACTAATTGTCCTTTACTCATGATATACAACTTTGATTTAGCCAAGTTTTATCACCTGCCCTACTTTTAAAACATTTGGATTACTGATGTTATTAATCTTTGCTAGTTCTGCACTTTTGGAGCCATCGCCTAAATACTTTTTAGCAATGGCCCATAATGTATCACCTTTAACTACGGTGTGAGTCTTTGGTGCTGTCTTATTTGTTGTAGGACGTTTTTGCTCGACAACGGCTTTGGAAGTAGATTTAGAATTACTTTTTCCACTGTTTGATTTAGTATCTTTTTTAATAGTGATCTTTTTATTGCCGTAAGAACGATACTGTTTAAGTTGGATACTAACCGTTTCGTCAAAGCCGTTATCTGCAGATTCTTTTATCTCGTAATCTTCAAGTGAAACCGTCATATTGGTATCAAAAAGTAAGGTTCCGTTTGGCATCATGCGATTGACGATAAACTGAAATGGTTTGTCTGAAATCTTTAACTTTTCTAGTTTTTCCAGATAAAATGTAGCTGCCTGAAAACCGTTTGGATAAACAGCAAACGGATATTTGACGTTTGGGAGTAATACCTCAAACTCAATATCCGTTAGTCCTGGTTTCTTTATAATGTTTACCTCGCCATCATTCATCAACACGATGCTTTCATTATGACCATTAATTTTCGTGGTCATTTCTGGAGGTGCAACAGGTAGCTGTACACCATCTACAAAAAAGTTATACATATTCTGTTGGACCTCCTTCCGCTAACATTCCAGCAACTTCTTCGGCTCGTTTACCAAATTGATTAATGACACCATCAATGTCCATCTCACTATTGATATGGTTTTCATTCTTCATGTCGATATTAATTTCAGCCGTTGTATAACGATTGATAGCTTCTCGTTCAGCAATATCTCGAAGATACTTCAAATCTTCGCCAGCGCCATCCATTTTCTTGGCCATTTTCGCTGTATTTTTTGCTGTTTTATCACCGTTACGATTTCCTTTATCTAACTTGTCACCTATACCACTAGGATCTCCAGCGTTTTTCATGGCGTTTTCAATTGCTTTGTCAGAATTACTCTTACCCTTATTCTTATCAGAACTAAATAAATCAGCTCCCCAGTTGTAACCTGTATCCCATGCATCGCCCAAAGACTTCATTTCCATTTTAGGGGCTTCCCAGTAATCCGCAGGTTTATCACCAACCCAATTATTTATACCACTTTTTAATTTTGATAAATCTGCTGTTACAGATGTTCTAGCACTAAATTCACCCATTTTCCCAATGTCAATCCCAGGTACTTTATTCAAAGCATCAATAACCCAGTTTATTGCTTTTATTGCCATATTAGCTCCACTGATAAACATATTAGCTAGATTTGTTGCAGCACTATCAAAACTACTTATCATACTTGTTGCCATGTCAATCGCATTATTTGCTAAATTTGCAAACAAACGCTTCACTGTATAGTTTCCGTTAAACCAGATATTTACCCAAAACTCTACGATGGATGCAAAGATGTTCCATAAGTAAGCGATTATATTGTAGATGTGAGTAGCTAGCATCATAAACGCACCAGCTATAATTCCAGTTGCACTTATTGATGTACCTGCAAAGTGATTAATAACAGCAATAGCTAAATAAAATATACCTATTAGAGCAATTACTAAAATAATAATCCAAGTTAATGGGCATGCGTATAACGCTGCATTTAACCCTTCTTGGGCTACAATCAATGCTAAAATAGCCGCAGTTTGAGCCCATGATACAGCAGTACTCCAGATTTTTGCAGCGATATCTTTTAAAGTGGTTAACCAAGCAATTCCCATTGTAGAATTGTAAACAATCAATGCTGCTACAACACCCCAAATAACAGGTTCAATCATAGACCAATGATTATATACAAAATCTCCAATATTTAAAAAGACCTCCATCGCATACGTAGCTGCTACTGCTAAACTTTCTAATACTACAATTGAATTTTGGACCATTTGCTTGAATTTATCACTATTTGCAATTTCATTTAATTTTACTAACACGTCTTGAAATGCCCAGAATGCTTCGTTTTTAAAACCAATCCATAATTGAGACCAAGTTTTTGGCATACTTTCAAATTTCTTATTAATGTCTTCAGCAGCCGCAAACATAGAAGCTTTCACAACTTGTGCTGTTATTTCACCATTACTTGCCATATCTCTTATTTTCCCAATAGAAACATCAAGATATTTCGCGATATTCTGAATAACAATCGGCGTGGCTTCAAAAACAGCATTTAATTCTTCGCCGCGTAGTACGCCACTACCCATCGCTTGTGTTAATTGTAATGTTGTAGAAGCTATACCTTCTATATTTGTACCTGCTATTACGAATTGCTTATTTAACAATTCACCAAAAGCTACGGTTTCAGCGTTAGATTTAAATGCGTCACCTGCATTCATCGCCAATTTAGCGACCATGTCGGCAGTATCTGCATATGCACCGCGAGAGCGTTGTGCGCTGTCGAATATCATTTGTTGGAGTTGTTCAGTTGTTTGCAAGCCGTCATTAAGTAAATTTAATCGTGCAGTAGTATTTGTCAATTCATCCGACAATTTAAAAACACTACCCACTGTTTGAAAACTTAAATATGCTGCTGCAATACCTATGATTTTTTTAAACAACCCATCAGCTGCACTAGTGCCGTCTCTAATGTTATTTGTAAATCTTTGTTGAGCATTACTAGCGTTATTAACTTCACTTTCTATTCTATTAAATTGTTCAGCAGCTCTCGCCAATTCCCTTTGGGCCAACTGCACACTAGATGTATCCATCATTTGCCCTGATGCCACGTGCATCGCTTCCATTTGATTAACCATCATAGACACAGCACCGTGCATGGCGCGCATTGGTTGACTTAAACGGTCTTGAATTTGAATTGCTGTACGTATTGTAGCCATGTTTTCACCTCTTTACAAAACAAAAAAGCACTCGTAATCGAGCGCTTTATTGAATATATTCTTTACCATCTAAAATCAAAGAGATAACCTTATCATCTTTGATTTTAAGTTGGAATTCAGAGCGTATCATTGCTCCGAATGCATTTTGAGCATCTACATAACTTTGTACAATCGTTACCCCATTTTCTTTACCGAATTTCCAATCTAATATATTCGGAAATTTAGCAGTAGATGGAGCTTTCAGAATTGATTTCAATGCATTTTGAGATCGAATTTGTAAATCCGTCATCTCTTCTTTTGTAACTATATAATCATTCAGTTTATTTATTGTCTTACCATTTTCAAAGAGAGTATTATTTCCATATCTAATACTATGAATATCCCCTTTACCATCCATATAAAGAATAACGTTAGACGCTTCGTCGGTATCTACCCTATACCCTTTTTCACCTTTAAAATGGGCATTATCTAAACCTTCATCATGTTTTATTTTTACATCTTCACCTATCCCTGTCGAAACTAGTGTTTTAATAACACTTTCTCCTTGCTCTACTGTTATATCTAATTCTCTGGCTATCTTACTTTTAGAATCTGTATTATATTTATCTGGGTCTTGTGAAATAAATATCACAGGTACTGCAATAAAAAAAATAACAAACACTAAACAACCTATCGGTAAACAACCTTTTTTCATTCTAATATCCCTCCTAATAAATAAATATACCTAATATGGAGAGAATTCACTATATCAAATTGGCATAAATGGATATTTATCGCTTTCTTCGTCCTGCACGCTTTCCTTTACCACCTTGTTTCGCTTCATTTTCTCCCTCTTTATCAGCCTTAATCTTTAACTGTACAGAAGCTATAACAAAAGCTTTTTCGTAGAGAGGTAAATTATCAAACTCAGACGGCCACTTTTTCAGCTTATGTAAACAATAGTGAGCTACATTAGCCTCATAGTCACCGTCTTCTATTAGTTTTTTGCTTCTTCTACAATTTCATCCATTCCCACGTCAAAACCGTTGATTTTTTGAACTGTAGCTAAGTACTCATCGTACTCACCAGGTAATAACATTTTCTTCAGTACTTCTTTAGCGCCCATTACTCCGTATGATTTCTGTAGTTCTACATCATGCAAATTAGGGAATACAGTACATTTCACTGCCAAATCAGTTAAGTATGCTGTGTAGTTTGTTTCAGGTACCATGACGCCTTTTTTTCCTGGTACAGGCATACGTCTTGTGTTGTCTTTTCGTAATTGATCATCTTCCTCTGAAGTAATAGCTGCGACTTCCCATTTTACTGGATTAGTTAATGGTTTCTTAGTTTTCTCATCAATCTTTGGTTTCCCTGTTTCTTCATCGATTACAGGTTCAATAAATCTTTTCGATACGACTACTTTCTCATTCTCTGGTTTCAATGCGTTTTGCGCTAAAAATGCTGTTAAATTTGACATATTATTTTACCTCCGATTGTTTTTTCTTAATTACGAATTCTGTGTTTACAATAGTAATTGTGACCATATCTCTAATAGGAATATCAATTTCAATTTTCATTCCCGCGTGTGCATCTACCGTGTTAGCAGATAACCTCTCAGCGTTATTAATAAGGTGATGACCGATATCCTCAAAAACTTTTTTGTATACTTCCTTTGGTTCTTCTCCACGGATAACTGTATCTGTAATAGCATTTACATTTAAAGACATCAAGAATCTCTCCTTTTTTAAAAATAAAAAGAGCCCATACTGTGAGCTCTTTCCTTATAGCATCTCTTTTAATATTGTAAATTCTTCTGGCATATCCCAATCTTCAAACGTAAAATCAATGGAATCTTCTAAGTAATCTGCATCAGCATCTAACGCAGCGATGATACCACCATCCATATTACAATCGATTAAGATAGTTGTTTGACGACCTACAGTTGATGAACCATCTTCGTTAGTCACCTGAATATCAAAGTAAACATCCTCACCAGTTTCTTTGTAACGCTTTAATAATTTACGGAATATCGATGTATTGAAGAAAAACGTCGCACTACCTGAATACTCAGCACCAGTTGCTTTATTACCTTTACTAATGCGTCCCATGATTGGTACTTGTGTTTTAGTTTTTTCCATTTTGGCTTCTAAATTAATCAACTGTGCAAATTGATAACGATTACCTTCAATTGTTACAAACGCTTTCCCCTGTGCACCACTAACAGCATCACGGGCGTGCATTGTAGTATCAGCAAAATATTGAAGATCTAATGGAATTAAAATCTCATTAGGTTTCATGTTGATGTCCTCCTTTATGCGACTGTTGTTGTGATATAAAGTTGAGACATCGCCACAGTAACATCTACAATTTCATCTACAACAACAGATTTTTTTGTTTCTCCTTTTGTTACTACTAAAGCGTCCTTATTGTAGTTTTCGATTGCTCGAAGTTTTTGTAACTCCATACGCTGCTTGCTAATGTCATTCCATAAAGAAACTCGTCCATCTTGGTCATTTGGAACCTGACCTAGATAACGAGTATTAAATAAATGTGCGGTATCAATTGCAATTTGATCAAGGACACGGATAACTTGATTCAAGCTGAAATCCTCATTCTTTTCATCTGTGAAAGAAGTAAATGTATTAATATCCTCCAACACACGTATTTCATCACCGACGCGATGGAACACATACTTACCAGCTTTCAATAATTCAATCAGTTGAAGTTGGGTCTTTGTTTCAGACATATCAAGTGTATATTCACCTTCATACTTCTTGTTAGTGTTGGATTTATTGACCGCAACACCAGCTTGCACTCCAGTTGCCCAATAAGCAGCGCCGAATACCTCTTCATCTGTTCCAGTTGCGTCATTTAGTACATCAATAACACCTTCATGATCGGTTGCGCCGAGTTTATGACCGACAAGTTGGAATTTACCTCCTACCTCATCACGAATGCGTTTTGCGTATCCAACATATAGCGATTTAATGACCTTATCCGTTGTTAAACAACCTAGAGTATTGAAGCCGTATGCTTCTAAGGCATCTAGCGCTTCTTGGTGAGCTCCACCTGTAATGGCCGAGCCGTTGGAACCACCAACTAACGGAGTACCTGCTGTTACTACAAGCGTTGCATCTGTTTTAAATGTCACAAAGTCATTTGCTTTTAAATCTGCAGCAGTGGCAATAGCTGTTTGCGAATCAACTAGTACATTATCTAGTAATGTCTGTACATCAAACTTCGTGGGCTCATCTACATTGGCCTGAATAACAATCGTAATGTCATTACCTCGTACACCTTTATATTTAGCCGTTGCATAATCATTTGTAGCAGCTACAGCATCCACAGCAAGTTTGTAAAAATAGACTGTTATTGCATTTTTGAATACATCACGAATACCTTTTAATTTTGGGTGTTTGAAATCATAGCCAAAGATTTTTCTTGAATAAATTCGGAAATCTTCTTGTGTTACGGCAAATACATCACCATCAACGCCCCAGTCTAAGGGAATCGGCAAGCCTACATATCCACGATCACTAAGGTTTACAAATGCTCGACTGGCACTAATAAAGTTTTGATACGTACCTGGTAGTTTTTTATTCTGAGTTAAAAAAGGACCTCCACCTAATGCCACGTTATTTACCTCCTTTATCAAATTTCTTTAGAATCTCATCTACTTCAGTGAATGAGTACATTTTGTCAGCTTCTAGTAATGCATTAAGTGCATCACGACGAGTCATGTATTTGTTGCTTTTCACGATTTGTGCTTTCGTAAATTCTTGTTTTTTTGAAACATCAGCAGAACTTGTTTTCGCTTCATCTTCTTTAATTGACTCATTTTTCGTTACCACTTCATTCACCCTTTCGTCTTTGTATTTTGTTTAATGGAATCCATAAATATCTTCTCTTCAACTTCCTGTAGGAAGAAATTGAAATGAATAAAGTTGTGACCTATACCGTCTACAACCTCGCTGTTTGCTCCAGTACCAAGCATTAGCGAGCCATTTAACAGTGTTATTTCATTCAGTGCTTGTTGTACTTTCAATGTCATATTAGATGCCTCAGACAAACCGTTTTTAGGGAAATACAGCACATCAAATAGTGTTGTGACTTTCCATCGATTGCCGATTTGTCTCATATGCTCTAAGTTCAAAAACTGAATTAAAAAAGCAGGAGTCTTAAACCCCTGCGGCACTTCATCAATATACTTTTTGTAATCTGCTCCGAAAGCTTCGTGAAGCTTAACAGATATAGCGTTTTGAATATCATTGATCTCCATCTAAAGCCTCCTTTAACATGTTTAGTAGTTTTCTTTCAAGTATAGCTGGCGCTTGTTGTTCTACTTCATCTGCTGAAATAGTCATCATGAATCGACCGTTAACCCATCCTTCATGATTCCTTGTTCTGTGGCCGAACTCGACATACTGTGCGTACTCTACTGGATTAATAACCAATAACTCATAAAAATTACCGCGCTTTTGAACTTCCAAAGATTCTGCGAACTGTTTAACATTCTTCCCGCCACCTGATTCAGCTTCTGTTTGAGTTTTCGCTGTCCATCCACGCCTTAAAGTACCATCATCTACTGGAGTCCTACGAATCACCTTACCCAAAAGCCTTGCTGCCAATTCTTTTGCGGCAGCCTCACAAAACTTTTTATAATCTGATTCAGCTAACTTAGCTAACTTTCGTTCAAAAGCTTTTAATTGTCGATAATCAACACGTCCACCTCTGCCCATTATGCATACCCCTTAAATAACTCTAAGACAATCTCTTGATGATCCATAAAGATACCTGGCTTTCCTGAGCGAGTGTATTCTTCAGTTACATCATCCTGAGTAACGATGATTTTACATCCGGCAGGTATTTCGTACTCATTGCCTAACGACAGCTTGATTTGTTCAGCGATTAAAGCTGGTCCACCTGTTGAGGAAGAACTTGTTAGTGTTTTATGTGATAACTTGCATTTAAGATCCTTGTACAACGGCACTTCTTTAGGTTTCGTAACATGAGTAACTGGATCTTCTACATCTCGCCACGCCTTTACTGTACAATTACCTCGCCATAGCTTTTCTAATGCCTTACGTCTCGCACTTACCATGTCAGTACCCTATACCTTAAAAAGTCTGTATTGCCATGTTGGAGATACAAAATAAAGGCTTCGAACTGAGCTTCTGGAGTTCTATTTGCTTCAACTGCAAACACTACATTTGTGTCGCCGTCCTGCACTTGTTTGGCAACAGCTTCAAAGTTCAGTGTTTCGACATCCAACAAGCCCATAACCTTTTTGGTAAGTAAGAACTCTCCTACTAGCATATCGATAGCGATTTTGTTTAAGCCTGCTGGGATCGCTGTTAAATTCGTTTGGTTATTGATATGGTTAGTTACTTTATCAATTGCATGTTTTAGTAACATATCATCTGAACTACTTGGAGCACTAGATAAAGTCACTCCAAGTGCGGATAAACGCATTACTACATCGAGATACATGCGAATCACTCGCTTTCAGATGTTTTAGTTGATTGAGTAGCTTTTTTAGGTTCCTCTAATCGTTCCATCATCAATTCGTTTAAATGTTTTTCATCAATTGTCAGTTCTTCACCAACTAAATAACGCTCTCCCTTATAACGTATAGGGAAAGCGCCATTTTTAACTTTTACTTTAATGTTCGCCATTTCAATTTGCCTCCTTATGCAATCGGTTGTGCTTGGAATACGTTTTGTGCTTCTGGGAATGACGGTATTGCTGTAGCTGCTGCTTTTGCCCATGTTGAAACGGGATCTTTTCCTTCTTCATATACCATTCCAATTACCTTACCAATGGTAGTCATTTCAACGTCAGAACCACTACGGATAAGGCGTGATTCTTCAGGAGTCGGACCATATAACGATTCACCAAGTGGTCCATCACCAAACATTACGAATTTATTATCTGGGAAGTAACTTTTTGTTGTGTATGTTCCATCTGCATTTTGCTCACGATATTTCGTGTTTGAATTTGCTTCATAAACAGCGATAGTAGGCAAGCCTTGCTGCGCAAAGAAAGCATTTAAATCTGTTAAATTTGCCACTCGAGCAGAACCAGCACCGTATAGATAACCAATAATCTTCGGATTACGTAAAATAAGAGCTGCAATTTTCTTGGATGTCAACGCACGCGTTGGAGTAATATCTAATGAACCTGCCCAACGTTCTAGATCTCCTAAAATGTCCTCTGTGCCAGTTCCCCATTGGTCAGCTCCAGCAAGTGCTTCTTTATGATCTGCTGGTACTCCGTATCCAACTGTTAGGGTCTTTGGCGTGCCATCTGCTGTATTCAATGCTAATTTCAATTCACCTGTACTCAATGCTTGCATACGCATTAATTCAACGCTTGCACGAACATCATTGGCTGCTTTATCGATTAAATTAAATACTTGTTGCATCAAGTATTGTTGCTCCTGTGCTGTTCGTGGGAATTGTAACGCCATCAAATCTTTCTCTTTAATTTGATACTTCTTCTTGATATAAGCAGCTTCTAACACTTGTTTAGCAGCCTCTACAGAACCAATCTCGGCTTCTGTATCAAAAGCGTGTACTTTTGCAATGACAGGAAGTTCGTTAGCACCTACAAGATACTCAAATTCTAGTGTGTTGTGTTTAACTTCTGGGAAAAGAGCTTCTCCCACGCCATAGCTTTGATATTTTCGTTCCTTCATGTAATCTAATACTGTTTTTTGACCAAATAATTCTAAAATGTCTGGCATATTGATTTCCCTCCAATTATCGGAATTTAATTTCTTTTAATGCTGTTTTGGCTGCTGCATCTGGAGCAGTAGGTAGACGATCCTTTAAAACGTAAGCTTCCACAATCAATGAACCTGGTTGCGGTCCGTTTGACACATCGACATCGGTATATAAGATACCTTCTGCGGTAGCATCATTTTTAGGTAAGATAGTTCCTGCCTTAACGATCTTCTTTCCGTTTGCATCAGGAGTTACACCTACATCACTCACTAAATAGGTAAATGCCTGCACCTTAGATGATGCTAAGAAATTCACACGTTGAAATTTTTCAATTGATTTTACATATGGCATATATAGCCCTCCTTATTGTTTATCCCCAAGGGTTGTTGCTTGCGTCACTTGAGCCTTTGTCATTCGCTATTTTTGCGAAGTTAGAACCTACATCACTTGTGTCTGTACTACTGTCTGCGCCACCAGCGGGGTTCCACCCTCTAAATGTTGGTTGTTGCTTTTCTGGCACAAATAAAAAGGACTTTGATTCTTGCAACGATTTAAGTTGCTCATCAAGTCCTTTAGTGACTTTTCCATCTTCACTTAATTCGATTGTGTTTCGATCAATAAGACCAGTAACTAAATCTGTATCATGCACTTTACCAGTTAAAGCTAATCTCAATGCACTTGATAAACGTTCATCTTTGAGTTGTTGTTCGTGCTGCTGTTTAGCTGTCTCATTCGTTTGTTGAAGTTCAGTGATTTTTGTTTGAAGTCCTTCAACATCTACTTTCTTCAGTTCTTCAAGCTGAGTATCTCGCTCAGAAAGTTGCGTTTCGAGAGATTTTTTTTCTGTCGATAAGTCGTTAAATTTTGCTTTGGGCACTACATGTTTAGGAGCTTCTTTTGCTGCATTTGTCACAATTGTTTCAATCTGATCCTCTGCAATACCTGCGTTTTTAAGTAGTTCTTTTAACCAATCCATTTTCATTACCTCCATACATTTTTATACAGGTCTGTGCCTGTCGGTGGTGTACGCTTCTTTATGGTCTTGCCTTTAAAAAGACCAAAATAAAAGCTATGAAGGCTTTTTGATTTCTAATGCCCCACAGCGTTTTAATTCTTCTATATCAACCTCCGGTAATGAACTTTTGATTGTTATTTGAGATGGATTCTGTATTTCTTTTAATTCTAATTTCTCACATAACCTGTCAACAACTCCGTCTATATTTATCGTTGCTAATAGACTTGGCTTATCTGCTTTTTCATAAGTTGTTTTGAAAATGTCTGGTTTACATGGATAAAACTCACCTTGAACACCTTTGATGATATAGTCACCATCTGAAATAGTCATATCACCTTCTAGTGTAGTGATTTTAGGTTCCTTTGTATGAACATCCTTTAAATTTGTTACACCTACAAAATCAATAATCTCTTGAACATCTGTTTTCCCGAACACTACTTGTATTGCTTCAATTACTACAGGTTTCTTTCGGTATTTAGTCATGCTACAAACCTCTTTTCCCACTCAGGATATTTAATATTTGAACTAATGTAATACACTTGACCTTTTTTATCGCGAGCAATACGCTCACTGTAATCATCTTCAAACCATGGTGCTGTAGCTGTTCTACATCTCGGATGAAATGGATTAGCAGTAACACCAGGCATGAAATCTGCCAATTTAAACACCTTTCCGTCCATTGATTGGCAGATGTCACTTGTCTTACCATCAAGTGTGGCGATAATTTCATATCGCTCAACATCCAATTCTCCAAATACATCTTTTTGTGCAGATGCGCTAAAAAACGCTGACTCGGTTAAAACTAACCTAGCAGCGTTATCTCGTGAAGTTTTCATTTTTCTAGCGATACTAGTAATCATTCTGTCAGGAGCTTCACCACGAGCCATTGATTGAATCAATTCAGTATGCAGTGTATCAAGCAACATATTACGGTCACGCCATATCTTTTGGCTAAATGTTTGACCATCAGCAGTCCATGGCTTGCTAATAATTTTGGTTAGCTTTGTTTCATCAAGTGCTTGTAATGAAAAACCAATTTCGAAAGCTTTCTGTATCTCGAAGGCTGTATGATAATACTGAGACTGATAAACCTCTTTCATTAGCCCCTGAAAACCTTCAATTTGCTCTCCATACAGTTCTTCTGCATGTTGTTGAAGTTGTAGTTGTAAACTCTCTAAACGGCTTATATGGACACGAGAGGAGGCATTTTCGAGTTGTTTCATCCACTTTTGATTTAAAGCGTTTTCTCTACCACGCTTAATGTATTCTTCAACAGTCCATCGGAACTCTTCCATTTCTTCACTTTTTAGCTGCTGTTTAGCTTCTTCTAAGGTCATTTCATTGTTATCAGCAAAGCGTTGATACCATCGAGCTATATCTTTTTCAATCTCTTGCATCGTCCTTATATAGGCTCTTTCAAGATTTCTGTAGTAGTCCTCACTTTTCTCATGTTGTGCTTGCTCCAACATTTCAAATCGTCGACGCCAATAGTCTCTACTCTTTGCCATTATCATCACCAGACTTTGAATTTACAGCCTTAAAATGATCATCATAGCCATCGAACTCATTTATACGTTCCTGACGCTCTTTCTTGTTTCGTTGTATCTCTAGTGGCACATCTTTTACGTAAGGATGTTGCGCTATTTTGGTTTCTTCAGATAAATAAGGTGATTTATTTAATACATCAACAACTTCCATCTCATTAATGAGGATGTCACGGTTAAAAATGATGTTTACATATTCACCTTCATAGTCACCCTGCCCTGTGTTAGCTAAATGAACATTGATAAACCATAGCAATTCCTCAAATGAAGCTTGGAACTCCGTTTCGATACCATCAGCGTCCAGATCAATTTCGCTGTACATTGCTCTGATATTTAATTGATTAGGGTTATTTGCCATGCGATCGTCTTTAGCATCGTAACCTCGCCCGTTTTCAACCAGTGCCTTTTTAAATAAAGACAGAATCGCTTTATAGTTCTCAGGGTTAACTTCAACAGTTAATGTTTCTACACCGCCTTGGTTATCCTTATTTCGATTTATTTTCACAGCACCGTATTGTGATAAATTACGTCTAAACTCACCTAAATCTTGACCACCATAGTTATACAACACCAACATTGTATTTCGCGCATCTTCTTGCATATTATTTTCAAAGTCACTTAGCATAATGTTAATACCATCTTGGAGAGACTTCACGCGTTTGATCAGTGGTATTTCTTTGTTGTTGAATTTAAACGGAATCAAAGGAGCTCGCTGCCAATTCATTTTTAATTTATTTTCACCATCATTCATAGTGATATAAGAAGTTGGAGTTTTTGTTACATCTTGCACAAGATGGCCTGCGAACCACTGATAATGTTCAACTCCGTTGACGCTATAAACCTCTACCTTTTCCACCACAACCTCTTTATCGCCTTCGTATGTTTTTACAGCATACGGTCGAATTGCGAAGTCAAGAATTGTTTGCTCTGAATCCTTCCAGAACGGAATGATTTCGTGTGGAGGAAAGCGTTTGATAGAAAAATCACCGTTTTCATCGTAAAACGGATAAAGCCAACCGATTCCACCGTTCATGGCATCCTGTCCAATGCTTCTTAATGTACGATGGAAACGTTTATTGAAAATGTCCTGTAATTTCTTTAAGTACTCGTCATCTTCTGTTTCGATTGTTATTGGCTTACCTAGTTGATAGTTTACTTTTTGGTCTACAAGTTTCGCATACTGATTATCCAGTATCTTGTTATTCGGAAGGTTGTCATTTACCTCTAACCTTCCACCTTTACCAATGACCCAACGTTTACGTTCTAAAATTTCTTGATTACCTTCATAATAAGCCTCACCTGTCAGTATCCATTTTCGCTTCTCCGAAGATTTAAACTTATTAATCTCGTTTTCAAGCCATTTGATGTCAGTTATAACACTATTTGCGCCAGCTATTATGTTTTCATTGATGACATCTGTATCTGTAACGGCACCCTGGTACGGAAAATAACTCATGTCCTCACCTCTTTCTAATCAAAACTGAATGTTTCTCCTACTCCTATTTTTTCAGCAATGCCAGTTGTAGCATCTGGTGCATCATCGTTCTTGTTTTGTCCTTCTCGTTGGTACTCGTTCAATGCTTTATAGTAATCCGGCCATTTATCTTTCCAGTTAATCGGGAAGTAAATGTGATTCATCACCCATGTTGAGTTAGATAAAATACGAGCTGTTTTGTTATTTGATTGATGGAACGGCTCGATATATGTGTAGTTGCTGTTGTGTTTCTCCATCAACTCTTTCTCTACAGAACGAGCAAAACCACGCCCACCACCGTTTGATTCGATGTAAGCATGGTTTACTTTATTTTTGTATAGCATTTTAGCTGTATCTGGTTCCGTTTCCTCCATAGGAGCTTTTGTATAAAGTACATCTAACACATAAGCCTCATTATCAAACGTAACACCGTAAACAATGCTACATAAGTAGTCATCCCCTGTATCTGCTGTATCTGTGTAGTTCTGAATCGATTTGAACGTAGGTAAGTCACCGTCATAAGTTTTGAATGCTTTGTAAAGTCGTCCTTTTAGGTCTAGTGGTTGCTGATAATAGTTAGCATTTAAAATAGCCTCGTCCATAAAGTCGGATAAGGCATCAAAGTTCTTCCTATTTAGCAATTCAGGACACAACATATTACCTTCTGCATCCATTGCTGGCATCATCAATACATACCATTCGTTAGCACGTTTACCATCGAGAATCCGACCGCAAATGTCCTTTTTACTCCACCTAGTCATATTAACGATTTTAATGGAGCGATCTGTTTGTTCTTGCCTTGAAAGGAATGTATCAGTGAACCATTGCCATTGCTTATCTAATGCATTTTCATTTTGAGCTTCAGCAGCATTCTTGATAGGGTCATCAACGATTAGGATATTACCACCCTTACCTGTAATGGAACCACCAAGACCTGCACCTTTATAGTTAAAGTGTTGTCCTTCTAATGCCCATTGTCGGTAAGATGAATCACCTTTTTTGACCTTAACACCAGGGAAGATGTCACTATAAACGATTTCGTGGGGATAAACCTTTTCCTCACTTATTCCATCTCGAGTGTATCGACTGAATACCGTTGCTAAATCTTCGTTATATGATGCAGTAATAATACGATTCTGTTGCCTATCACCTAATACCCACTCACAGAAATGAATGAGTGTACGTGATTTACCATGTCGAGGCGGTATGTTCATAATCATGTTTTCGTACGGTACGCCATCACCATTGAGTAAGCGTCCCTCATACAGCGATTGTAACGTTTCGCAAATCTTTTCTAGGTGTGTTCGACCATCAATGTAGAAATCAGGTGCCCTAGTCTTGCAATACTCCCAAAACGACTGTCTAGAAAGATATTTTCGTTGTTCAATGAGCGCGTCCAGTAGTTCAATCTCTGCTTGTTCTGCATTCATTGCCCCGTCATCCCTTTCAGCCGTTCTATCGCTTCTCTACGTTGTTCTGGTGTCATGTAGGAGTATTTATTACCTTCTACACCAACTACATTGTCTTTACGGTATTGCTCTATTTCGATGCGTTTAGCTTCGTTAGAGAATTTCAATTGTTCATTTTGCAACTGCTTACGTTCATTGTCATTTAGTAAATCCAAGTGTTTTGAAAGAAACTCAAGAGCCTTCATCTTGTCAGCAAGCTTGACAGTAATACCGTCTTTGCCCTGCTTAACCTCAGTAATAAGAGTTCCATCAATCTCAGCGGATTCATTTAAGTGAACATAGTTGAATGCGTATGTCTTAACATTGCCATTCATATCAATCTCTGGTTGACCATCTTCGCCATACATTACTTCTTCTTGTCTACCGAATTTAACGTAATCAGTTATATCAGCAAATGCTATGTCAATCCATTTTTGAATGAGTGTCCGTTTGTCGAGTAATACATCTTCAGTTATTCCATCACGAACCTTAGTGATTTCTTCTCGAATCCGAGTGTTTCTGAGTAACGCAGGCCCATTTGTAAGCGCAGTTGAATAAGCACACCCATAAGCTTTCTGATATGCCTTAGTAGCATTCCAACATTTCACGTAATACGCAATAAACAGCCGTTGTTTATCATTCAAGCCACTTTCATCATCATCAGAAAAATAGACTACCTCTTCTTTAGGTGCATCCTCTTTTATGGTTGCAACCTTCGTTGTTTTGGTTGCATCCTTTTTAGTTGCATCCCTTGACCATTTCTCGCGGCTCTTCCGGCTCTTCAATGTACCGAGCTTTATCTCATGCTTTTCAGCAAGGTCAGCTAGTGTTATCTTTGTGGTTTCCCACTCCTGTTTAATTTCATCCCAATTAGCCATATCTCATACACCACCACCTCCATCATCATTTGTTTGTTTTGTAATCACCCCATTATGCTAGTTGCTTTATAAAATAAAAAAAGCACTGTTAAAAAGTGCTTTACTTTCTGTATTGTCTATATACTTTTTCAGCTATACCTTCTGCAAACTGATGTGAAACTTCTCTATCCATTCCTCTTAAAGCATGAGCTAATTCAATTATTAACTGTGGTCGCTGTTCTAAATTAATCAATCGCATCAAAACAACTAACCCTACCAACAATTCCTGATAATCAATTTCGTTACTTTCATAAACAACAGTATATCCATCCCTATGTAAATAATCTCCTATTTCAATTCTGTGTCTACAAGGATGATTTTCATTCTCTACCTCTAAAAACAAAAAGGCTAATTTCAATAAATTTTCAACACTATAACTTGCATACTCTTTTTTATAAATACTTACCGTTTCCTCTCCACCATGTTCCATTAAAATATCTTCCCAAATTAGTACTAGTTTTCTGTTATCCATAATTACAACGCCTCCTTCTATATCATAAGACAAGGAGACACTACAAAACCTCAATAAGTTTTTGCTCTCAAAAGTAAGTACCGTTGCACAGTAGTCAAGGGGAGGAACTGCTCGATACTCACTTTTCAGGGCAAAAGAAAAACACCTTCATGAGAGAAGGTGTTTTCTAAGTTATTTAAAAATTGAATCTATCACTTTTTCAACATCTTGGAGTGCTTCTTCCTTTTCGTTGAACCAAAAAGTAAAAGTTTGATGATGAAGGCTTTCTAAATCACCTTTTAATTTATCAACTTCTTTTCGTAAAGCTTCGATATCTGTTTTTAAATAATTATCTTTAATTTCTTGTTCTAATGTTTTTATTTTTCGCTTTGCAGGCTTAACGCTAAATGAATAACATTCGCTTTCTCCACGTTTTAAAACTAAACAATTATCTATAAAAACATTGTAAGTTATTCCGTTATGCGAGGCTTTGAAGCCCTTCCCTATTACTTCAGTAATTTCGAATTTAACATTATTAAAATAACGTTTTAATCTCAGCAATAGCTGATTTAAGTATTCTTTTTGTAATTCTTGTGTTTCTTCGTTTAACTTCTCGATTTTAGATACTAGAGAATCATATTCATTTTTTAAATCTCCGTATATTTTTGCGTTTTCTATACATATCATATTTCTCACCTCCTAACCACCCAATCATAACCTAGTAGATGAAATATATGTAATAACTTTTTGCTCTCAAAACCACACCAAACTCTGCCCTCTCATCACATTTGGTTTTGGCTGTTTGATGCAGTTTTCAAAGCAAAAGAAAAAGCCTAAATCCGATAGGATAGAGGCTCTTCATTCATTACTGAACTACTTCCCAGTTATCTGCGAATAACTCAATGTTAGTTTCCTTCCAAGGCACACGTCCAAAACGACTTTCGACGTATAAGTAAGGAGCTGTCATTTTGCTATGTTCATCAGGATATTGAGCACGAATAATAACGTCAGCTTGCCATTGTGGTAATCGCATTCCTTTTCCTTTTCTCACTTGCTCAAATGCTTGACCGAAATTCATTCTAATTCCTCCTTTAAGCATAATAAAAAGCCTTACCGTGCTAGGTGTAAGGCTCGTCTACTGCGGTGTAATATTTAATTGTCGAGTTAGCTCACTTTCAGAACCGTGGTAGAGCTGCACCACGTTATATTTGTAAAGCGAATTGCATTTTTATTTATAGTGCATTTCCGTGCACTTGTTGCTCAGTAAGTTTGTTTTAGTAAGTTTGACTGAATCATGGAAAGTGGACGAAGTTCACATAAAAACCACTCCTTCAGCAATTTTTAGCCTTTTATATTAATTAAGATACCTAATCTCTTAAAAAATATGGGCCGGCCATGTATGTCTTGCCCCGAACAAGTTTATGAGGCGCAGGTCGGTCGTCGGTCTGTCTTTCCCTAATATTTAGGTTTTTATAAATACCAAGGGAGGAAAACATTGCCGCGCCGTCCTGCCTCCAATTATTGCGTATATGTTTACTCAATGCACGAAGTAAACGAATGTAACATATGCACCGTTTGTAACATCTATCACATTTGTAACATGTTCGAATTGTTCAGTTATTCATCTGCTCAATATCTTCTTTCAATGCGTACATTTCGCACTCGATTAAATAAATTTTTGTATTGATTGGAGAAACAATTGCACACAATTCTAATCGTTTCTTTCTTAGTTCCTCTAGTTTTAGTTCCATCTCTTCCTTGTTCATAATTAATACCTCGCTTTCTTCTCAATATCTTTCATAGGGGCACAAGGCCCCACATCATGCCGTCATCTGATTCACAATATTATCCTTAATACGTCCAATGCTCGTTGCTGATAAAGCCATGTGCTGTCCTATCCAACGCATTGAACTACCTTCTAATAACCAAAACAGTACTTCAATTTCTCTTGGTGTATGCACCTTATCAATACGTTCTTGTACTGCTGTAATCTTATACTCATATTCTTTAATACGTTTGACATGCTTCGAACGTCTAGCGACCTCTGACATAATCGGATCACTTACGCCTCCTGCTGCCTTTGGTAAAGTTGCTTCAATACCGTACTGCGCTGTCTTTGCCCCGACAATTAGTCCGTTTCGAAGTTCCTTCACCGTGTTCACCATCCAGTGATAATCCTTTACCCATTGTTCTAATAAATGCTTGTTTACTACTGCCGTTTGCCCGAATTTGCCCATATTGGTAGCCTCCTGTTATAATCCATATATGACTAAGCCGTCAAAGGGCATAAACCAATTCTGAGCTGTAGCGTCTGCAAACGCTGCGGCTTTTTTATGTTATAATCTGGTTAAAAAGGAGCTGTTTCTAATGTACGAATATAAGTTTGTTAAAATTGAGTTTAAAAAATTAACAGGCAGACCTACCGAAGATTATCGAGAAGTAATTAAAAATCACGCAAAAGATGGTTGGAGATTTATTCAAATCTTAACTCCTGATTTCACTTCTGCACCTGAGATGGGTACTTACTATGAACTAATTTTCGAGAGACCACAAAATACATAAAATCTATTTCTGAGGCTATAAACTAAGAACCTTCGAATTTAGTTACTAAGGGTCACTCCTATCCCAAGTGACCCTTTTTTTATTGTCTTATCTCATAAAAATATATTTTTTAATGCCTATAGCTGAATAGTTTAACACCCCACTCCTCCTCTACAGCTAACATATTATATATTGTAAAAAGGAGGTGTGTTTTATGGGATACTATGGTGGAAATGTTGGTGGCATAAATGAAGGCTGCTATTACGGTGGCGGAAATCGTAATGGTTCTGCATTTGCCTTAATTGTTGTTCTATTTATTCTTCTAATTATTGTCGGCGCTACATTCATGACTGGATATTAACTTTTCCGATTTAAGGGTCGCCATCCCAGCCTGGTGACCCTTTAATAGTTGCTTTCCTCAAAGTGTGCAGTAATTATTGTTCATCACAAATTGGACATGGCTCTACCCTAAGTTTGGTAATTACTTGATTTAAACGTTCGATTTCCTGTCTAGCACCCTGAAGAACTTCAAGGATGTCTACAATATCCCTATCATCCATTCTGGAAGCCATTTCACCTCTAAGTCTTTTTTCTAAATCTTCTATAGCTTTCATATGTCAATCTCCTCCCTTCTCAAAATCTTTCTCAAAATACGTAACATGTATATTTTTTTCAAGAGAAAATATTAATTAGATTAATGCCACCTTTCATTTTTATAACTCTACATATTATAGATTATAGAAAGGAGGGATATTTTATGGAAAACTGTGGAGAATTTCGCGAAGAGCGTCGCGAACGAAACCCATTCGCTTTTGTCGTTGTTCTGTTCATTCTTCTAATTATTGTCGGTGCTAGTTTCATGAATAGATCGTATTAACAAAAACATCTGTTGATAGCTATGATGGTCAATAAATAATAATAGCTAGGCACCTCCCTTCTGATTTTTGGGTTTAGGGTCACTTTCCACCGAGTGGCCTTTTTTATAGTTTCTTTCCTCATATACATATTTAGTTCACACCTCACTTACTGCACATTTTCTTTCTAACGTACTTTAATGAAATCTTAAAATGGTCTATTAACCATGTTCGATTTTTATAAGATTAAATCATTAGTTAATAGACAAATCGCCAATCAATTTTCTTTTTCTAATCATAAATTAATAAAGTAAGGTTAACTTTACCTTAATAAAATTGAAAAGGAGGTATTGCTAATGAGCGATATTAGAACTAAATCTAATTGTGATTCTTGTGGTAAGAAGGAAAGGAAATCCATGAATCACTGTAAAGGTTGTGTTTGTAATCAATTAAGAACCTTACAAACTTCAACTGTAGTTGATCTTTTCATATTTGGTCGGAATATAGAAGACGTTATTTTTATTTCCTTTGACCCAAACAATTGCTGTGCATTCTTCAACGATCCAACAACCGAACCAGGTTCAACAATAATCGTCGATTGTCAAGATATTCAGGCTATCCGGATACCTGGATAAGTTATAACAGGTCACTTTCTTTATAGAAGTGACCTGTTATTATATTTACTGCACAAAATCCTCATAAAACTAATAAGGGTCTATTACCCATTTTCTTTTTTGTATAACCCAATCATTGTTTAATAGACAAATCGCCAAGCGAACTACTTTTTTAATCATATATTAATAAAGTAAGGTTAACTTTACCTTAATAAAATTGAAAAGGAGGTATTGCTAATGAGCGATATTATAAATATTAAAATTATGAACTCTGATTGTGATTCTTGTGATAAAAAGAAAAAAGAAAAACACTCCATGAATCACTGTGAAGGTTGTGTTTGTAATCAATTAAGAACCTTACAAACTTCAACTGTAGTTGATCTTTTCTTACGTGGTGGTCAAGATATAGAAGACGTTATTTTTATTTCCTTTGACCCAAACAATTGCTGTGCATTCTTCAACGATCCAACAACAGAACCAGGCTCAACACTTATTATCGATTGTCAAGAAATTCAGGCTATTCGGATACCAGGTTAAGTTATAATAGGGTTACTTTTTTATGGAAGTGACCCTATATTATATTTATTGCACCAAATCTTTCTGAGCTGTAGCGTATGACGACGCTGCGGCTTTTTATGTTACAATTCACATAAAAACATAACGAGGTAATTCAATGGACATATTTTCAGGAATATCGCTAAGTGGAAGTCTTTTATATTTCATTCCACCAATGCTATTACTACCTGTTGTTATGGTAGTATGTGCAGCGATTTATAAAGTCCTATTAGGCAATATTTTGCCAACCAAGATTTATAATTTAATACTTGGCCCAATTGCCCTGCTCGGGTTCTTTATTTGGGCTATCCCGATGAATATGGGATTTTATGAGTTTTTTAGAGCGATATTTTAATCGCTCTATTTTCGTTTAATCCTCATATTGTTCGTTAGTTTGCTGTAGCGTGTGACGACGCTGCGGCTTTTTTTATTTTTTAATTCGATTTTCAAGGCCATCAACTATACAAAACCCGCAATTACAACATAGTTATAGTAGTGTTAAGCAAATTTGCTTAGCAATCCCACAATTGCGATCACACCATAATTACTATTTAGTCATTTCTTTTTAAGGAGATGGCTCTTTTTTTCGTCCTTTTCTCACATATTTATAGTGTTATAAATATTTTAAAATCCCATTACATACATTATTTTTGGGATAGCACCCTGTTGCATGCATCGCCCCAAGTTGCTATTACACTACGCTATCCCGCCTATCAACTTTTCTCATGTACATTTTACTCATATTGTTCAGTAACCTTTTTTTATATGAATTATTTATAAAATTTCACCCATACTATCCTTGTTTGAAAAAATGGCGAAAAACCAGAAAAGGAAGTGTAGTATGGGAATACTTAGCGGAAATCCAAAAGATGAACCATTGCATTACGGTGAAGTATTTAGTGTTTGGTCAGGTTTAATTGCAGACTATGGTATGATTGCTGGCTATCAAACGTTCTATAATCATGCAGGTGACGAAGATCTAAAAAAAATTATTGAAGATATAATCGAACTTTGTAGGGATGAAGTAAAACAATTAGAAAAAATACTAAAAACTAATGGTATTGGATTACCTCCTGCTCCACCTGAAAGACCTGTAGCAAGAATGGAAGATATCCCTCCAGGAGCAAAATTTAGTGATCCAGAAATTAGTGCTGCACTGTCAGTAGACCTAGCTGCCGGATTAGTTGCATGCAGTCAGGCAATGGGTACATCAACTCGAGAAGATATTGCTTTAATGTATGGTCAATTCCATGCAGCAAAAGCCCTAATCGGTGCTAAACTACTACGCCTTAATAAAAATAAAGGTTGGTTAGTTCCACCACCATTACATGTAGATTATCCAGAAAAATAATATTTATTTACTATTTATTTACCTGACAAACCGACTCCCCAGTATAAACTGGGGATTTTTTCTGCCTTTTTTTCTTAATTAAAAATATTTTTTATATATTTTACTGTCGTAATGTAATTAAACGATAATATTAATTAGTTGATTGCTAGCCTATTGCCCTTTACCCCATTTTTCACACGAATAAAATACTACAAATGGAGGTGAAAAAATGGATAACTGTAGTAACTGTAATAAACGTACCTGCTTATGCGGAAGCCAAATAGGACCATTCACAGCCGTAGATCTCTGTGGAATTACCGGCGCTATTCCTGTAACACCAACAGCATGTAGTGGTCTTTGCGAATATGGTTATATCTATAATCTAGGTGCTGAAACTGTAGCTGTAGAGGCAGATATTATTTTTGATTCAACAGGTATAGTTACACCAGGGATTACGCATGCTCCAGGAACCTCTCAAATTTTTGTTACCACACCGGGAATCTACGAGGTTACTTTTATCGTATCAGGTGTTGAACCTAACCAATTCACACTATTTTTAAATGGTGCACCGGTTACGCAAGCAGTGTATGGTTCAGGAGCTGGCACTCAACAAAACACAGGTCAGGTAATAATTTCCATACCATCCAGCGGGTTTCTTACACTTAGGAATCATTCTTCTGCCGCAGCAGTAGGCCTTCAAACTTTAGCAGGAGGCACACAAACAAACGTAAATGCTTCTATTATCCTTAAAATGTTAAGTCCAATTGTCTAGAGATATAAAAACTCTCTTCATTTCAAAACTTCAATAGATTTCATAGTTAGGAGTGATTAACCTTTTGCGCAGGTATTACTCCTTTTTTCTTTTCATATTTATGCACTCTTCCTTTACTGAACGATATCTTTCCAATCATCACTTACTCCACCTACGTAAACGACTAATCTGCTCAAGCTCTTTCCCAATGCTTCGTAGTTTCCTATAAGTCTTGCATCTACTGCATTTTTTTGATGGATCATAAGCTCTACTTTTCGGACACCCTTTACACTCTAGAAAAGCTATGTGGTCCTGTTGATTAATAAGCCTTGCTCTAAGCTGTTTAACTTCCTTGCGTACTGTGTTCATTTTCATCACCCGGTTTTCGCAATCTTACGCGCTTTCCTAGCCTTTTTCAGCTCATCATGTGTTATCCAGCCACCATCAATCTTTGAATACGTTAGAAGCTTTAATTCGTGCGGATAGCGATATTCAAATAACTTCTTTCGTAATTCAAATTGCTGTGTAACCATTCCCTTAATGTCAACAACTTCTGTATGACCATCTGCATAATGGACTGTGAAATCAGCGTTATAACCAATCTCGCGATATTTCTTACCGTTCTTTTCGAACTTTGGTAATAATACGAATCTTGGTTGTAATTCAAAGGAGGTCACAACGCCTTGAGATTGAAGAAGTTTCAAGTAATCGTAGTATTTTGCTTCAATTGCTGAATCGAATGTAATTCCATCATGTACAACTTTCTTATTACCGTATTTTGCTTTACTCATTTTTACCTCATCTTTTTTAGAATGGAAGATCATCCTCTGAAACTTCTGGTGCCTTCGTATTTGCAAACGGATCTTCATTACCTCTCATATAACTTAGCTGATTGTTGTTACCACCAAAATTGCCCTGTGGAGCATTCTGATATGCTCCACCTGTATTTGTACTAGATTCGTAGTTTGATGCGCCCTGTGAGCCTCCTGTACTGTTTCTCGGCTCTAAAAACTGAATGCTGTCTGCTACAACGTCAGTAGTGTACACACGCTTCCCATCTTGCCCTTCATAACTGCCTGTTTGGATTCGCCCTTCCAAACCTATTAGGCTAGCTTTCTTCATGAAGTTTGCTAGATTCTCAGCTTGCTTCCGCCATGCCACACAACTAATGAAGTCAGCCTGTTTTTCTTCACCCTCTTTGTTGAATGCACGATTAACAGCCACTGTGAAGCGACATGTTGCAACCCCATTTGGTGTATAGCGCAATTCAGGATCTTTTGTAAGTCGGCCAACTAATACGACTCGGTTAATCATGATGTTGCCTCCTGAATAAATTTCGATAAATCTTGTTTCATCACATCAAAAGCATTTGTATGTCCAACCACTTGAAAGGCTGGCTCACCATCTAACATTTCGTTCATGGAACTTTTGTAATACTGGCACTTTTTGATGCCTTTACCTTCTCTTAGTTCAAGACCATTTACATACTTACCTGAAACACCTAAGTAGATAAAATATTTGACCGATGGATGCCCAGCATAACGATTGTGTATGATGTCACCTTTACGGAATTTATTCTCACTCATGCAGCCATCGCCCCTTCCATTTTCAAAATAAGATAATCCGTAGCTTCTTCGGCATCTCTAAGCCCGACCAAGGCTCTCAATTGCTCCAAACGCTTATAAGCCATGATTTCGTTGTGCTTGCCGCCGAAACGTTGGTGCTGTCCTAAATACAAAATGATTTGATCTATTAGAAATTGTTCATTCATGAACTTCACCACCTAACGCCTGACGAGCAATTTTGTAAGTACTTGTTTCCCAACCTTCCATGATTGGTGCTTCTGTTTCCATGACTTGTTCAAGTGCTTCACGTAACCTCTCAACCTCTGCAATAAGTGCTGGTACATCTTCTCGAGCATGAGCGATAAATACTGCGTCTCCATCATCAAAAACTTGTCCTATCATGCAACCTTTAACACCAATGTTGTTCAAACCATTTGGAGATTTCTTACCTAGATACCATGTACCTTCTTCTGCCTTCGTCACACGTTCTTTAATGGCATTAAACTGTTCTTGTTTCATCACTCATTCACCCCTTCGATTTTGATGTTAAGTAAATCTAAAGTTGTTCTTATTCCATCACAGACACCTTCATTGAAAGCTGAATTTGAAACGGATTTTTTAAGTCTAAAATTTTGTTGAGCGTTGTTATAGACTTCTACAATTTCCTCTTCTGGAGTTACCTTGATTACCTCGTAGTTACCAGTTATTAAATCCAAGAGCGTATTCCAATCGATGTTTTTCAAAACCGAATCAGTTTTATGAGGCAGTAGCTTTTCAGACCATTCATAGACCACTGCTAACGAATTACCTTCATGCTTGTCCAATAATTCTTGATATGCCTCAACAACTTTTTGGCTTATCTTCACTTTTTCAGCCATTCAATTCACTCCCCACTAATTTGTTAAAAGCCTCACGGTCCCTAATAGCCAAAGCTTTATCAATTGCATTAGCAATGTTAAATGCTTCAATTTCACACATAAGGTCGTTCACTTCTTTTTCACGTATCTCTCTGTGAAGTTCTTTAGCTGCCTCTGCTACATCAATTACAAGCTTCCAAAAGTCCATCCCTTCACCCTCCAATCAGGGGCTGTGCGCCCCTCATAATCTAAAACCCTAAATCCACACGACGTTTATCTTTTGTCTCTTTAAAGAGAACAACCTTAGCATTCTTGTTTAATCTTGATAGAGTTTTGCTATCGTAAATTTTGTTGAGCTTGTCCCCTGACAGGTTTGTAGTAATGACTGTTACTTTATCCTGCCTTGCGTTTGAAATAGCTCTCAGCATACGCCCTATGAAATCTGAGGCCTTTTTGTTAGTGTCCTCATTACCTACTTCTGCACCTAGATCATCCAAAACGAGTACATCGACATCGCTTAACAAGTTCGTGAAATAAAACTCTGTGTAAATACTATCTGGATTATCATAAGAACCTCGTATTTCACGTAACATCTGGTCAAAGTCGATGAATAAGCATGACTTATCTTTGTTGCTATTGTTATTTACACGGTGCAACAAGCTGTAACTCAAATGTGATTTCCCTACACCTGGTGTACCGTTCAGAAAGATATTAAAGACTTGGCCACTAATGATTTCATCAGCATATTGCGTCATCAGACGAGCATTTTGTCTAGCCTCATGTTCATCCTCTTTGAGTTTGTAAGTATTAAAACGTGCGTTCAAAATTGTTTTATCTGGAACAATACTTCGTTTGATAAGTGTGTTGAACTTCGCCATGCGCTTTTGTTCGTTTTTGAGTTCCGAATACTCTTTTTCAAGAACAGCATTGTTACCTTCTCTGAAACACATAGGACACTCAAACTCTCCAGAGCCCTTTAACATTTCAAGCATTCTAACGCCGTTAGGAAATTTCTCTTCGTCGTGTTTAAAACAATACTTATCAGAAGCCCAGTTCAACTTTGTATCCATTGCTTGTATCGTTTCCTTGATTGCCTGCAAGTTTCTGCGCCTCCTTTTTTTCTAATAGTTGGATAGAAGTTACTCCTTCATGTTTCCAGTTACGTAATGTGCCGGTAGCATATTTTTCTTTGTTAGTAACTCGACCGTTTATAAGCGCTCGTTCAAATGCTTCAATAATTAGATCTGCATCCTGATAAGTTGCTAGATAGTAATCGATATCTTCTCGTAACTTATCACTAGGAAACTTTTGCAGACGACCGACAAAGAACTCATATAGCTTTTGAGCATACTGCATGTCTGTAGTCAGTACTTGGTTATTATCATTATTTGGTTTATTCAATACTTGGTTATTATCAGTACTTAGTAGTCTGCTGTTTTGTACATCTTCATTTTGTACATGTACGTTTTGTACTTCTTCATTCTCTACATGTACAAAACCGCAAAGTAGAGAATCATCTTGTTTTACTTGAGGAACTTCATGAACTATCGTTTCCCAACTTGCAATGCGTTGCCCTTCGCGTACAGGTTGACGTGTAATGTATCCATGATCTTGCAGTTCCTTAAATCCAGCTCTAAAAGCTCGTTCGCCATCAGTAGAGTGTGTTACTAGTTCATTCATGTGGAACACCCAATCATCTGGCATTGAAAGCATGTATGCCATTATGCCTTTAGCTTTCCAAGATAGCCGGTTGTCGTTCAATGCCGTTCGATTCATCACTACATAGTTGCTGTTCTTAGCCACTCGGATGATGCCCATTTGCCCTCGCCTCTCCTCATGTCGCAATATTCAAATTTTTTATCGTAGACTTATTCATCATCGCTACGAATTAAATGCGGTTGTACTCTTGATTTAGGTAAACGTAGTAAAGTAACTAATCCAAAATCATCAAGTACGTTTTCTCCCTTAATTGCATCTTCAGGCACCCACACTTCTAATTTGATACGGTGATAACCTTTGTTTTTACCTGATTTACTTGGTGCATGTACTGAACAGTTGCCTGACATTGGCGCTAATACTAACATGCTATCTGGATTGCTATGCTTAACTTGTTTCGCTACTTTCGTTACTGTTTCATCGGTTACATCAAAAATTACACTTCTCAATTTCCTATCCCCTTTAAATAAATTTGTTTTATAAAAACCTATCTACTTGCATCCAAACTTTACGGTATAAAAATCATCTTGCCTGTTGCCCTTGCTACTGCTTTAAAAATGCGCTCCATGTTGCTGTTGCCATCTGATAAATGCAGTAAGTGTATTTCTTCGACCTTACTCAGGTCGTTTGCTTTAAAGAACTCTAATAGGTTTTCTAAGCTAAAATGCGATTTCATAACGCGCTTTTTCATTGCTGGATGTACTCGGCCACTCTCAACGTTTTCATCTAGTGTTTGTTGATCGTAATTACATTCAATCATTAGGTGTGTAAGTCCAGAAAATTTATATTTGATGTAATAAGTGTCTGTTGCAAATAATATCTTTCCACCGTTGTTGCTTTGTAATAGGAACCCTAGTGGCTCATTGACATCGTGCTGTACATCAAACGGCAATATAGTCCAAGTACCAACCTTAAATTGTTTCTTACTTTCGACTGTTTTTATTCGATGATGATCAAGCTGTAACGCTTCCTGAGTACCTTTTGACATATAAACATCAAGCCCTCGATTTAACACCGATTCCACACCTTTACAGTGGTCTTTGTGCTCGTGGGTAACAAGTACACCGCCAAGGTTAAAAGTCTCGAAATTGACGCCCTGTTGTATCTGTTTGAAGCTAATACCACACTCTAGGAGTAGAGGAGTGCTACCATCTGTAATGTGATAGCAATTCCCCTTACTTCCAGTTGCTAGAGTTTTAATCTCAATCATTAGAACCCTGGTCCATCATTTAATGATGCTTGTTGTTGAACTGGTTGTTGTGGCGTCTCTACAATTTCTGCATCTTGAATAGTTACAGTTGGTTGTTCCTTAATATCAATTTCTTCTGTATTGGCGCTCTGCTCAATTTCTCGTTTCACTTCTTCAATATCACCCATATCTTTGACTGTTGGTTCAAACTCATTTTCTGTTGTTCGATTTAATGATTCTATTAATAGATCACTGTCATCAGATGTATTAATAAAGGCTTTAGAAGCTCGGTTGATAACAGTACGTTTAGCCATTTCCTGCGGATATTTATTTTGTACATTTTGAGTTTTAGCTGTTGACCATGCTGTTAAGATTTCATCCATTGTCATCACCGTTAAGAATTGTGTGCCATCTTCACGCTCGATGATGCAATATGCACCTTCAATATCTTCCTTCTTACCTGTTGCAGCTTTCCAATTAACTTTGTGAGCTTTGAACGCCAATTGACCACGTTCATTGTATTCAACCTCAAATTCTTCATCTTTCCAGATAACGTTTGCCCATAAATCTTTTACACCATGCAATCGTTTGAGTACTGCTTGAGTACCGTGGTATGAGCGAAGGAACTGCAATTTGTCACCATATGGCACGAAATAACCCTGTTTCTTAGCTACTGATAGCCCTTGAATCGCCATGTCCTGTAGTGCGAATGCTACTGATTCAGGAGTTACTTTATCGATTAAAGCTTGCTTACTGCCGAAATCTACTGCTGTTAAAGTGAAATAAGCTGCTTGTAAGGCATTAACTGCTGAATAGTTATCTGGCAAGTTAATTTGGCCTTGTTGCTTCATACTTTCAATCTTTGTCGCTACCTGTGTAACGAAAGCGTTTTGCTTTTCCTTTTGAGCTACTTGGTTTTGTTGTTGTGCTACTTGATTTGTCATATTAGAAAGCCTCCTCTACATCGATTACTTTAATTAATACTGGTTCATCACCTGTAATTTCGCTTTGATGCAACCGTACTGTGTCACCAATCGGTGGTGTTAATGTAAGAACATCACTCTCCACTTTAGTTACAAAATAAAGACCTGATAGATCCTCACCTTCATCATCAAAACCTTTTATTGCAACGATTTTTCTTATAAGAGCTGAATTAAATGATGTTGTTGGTACTAAAATATCCATATTAAATTGCCTCCTTAAGCACTAGTTGTTGATTTTCTACCTCTACACGTAACTGCTTATCCATCTCAGAAACTACTAGACTAACAAGTTGAGTATCCACATCAATAAACTTGGTTACAGCCTCGGCATTGTCTACAAAAATAGGTGCTTGGATGCCATAATGAGCAGATAGTGTATTGATGATGTCTAAGCCAACATTAATTTTCGCCGCATTGTTAAGGCCTGTGCCGTATGGTACGCCTTTAAATGTTGTTTCGCATACTTCGTTTAAACCTCCGTTAACCTGAGTTTCAAATAGATTAAATCGAGCGTATTTGAACTTGCTATTAATACGGTCTGTGAGCATATTTACTTTTGTTCGGATAAATTCTTCAATTAGGAAAGTTGTTTGCTCTAACTTTTCGTACTCTTGAGCAAGTTTCGTTTGTTGATCTTCAAGTTCAACGATACGGTCCTTATTTGCTTCAATGTTTGCATGTTGAGCAAGAGCATTATTACATCCTTTACGTACAAAATTAAGCTTCGTTATTTCTTCATCAATACCAGCAACTGCCTCGTATGCATGCTCATTTAATTGCTTTATTTCAGCTTGTAATGCTTCCATTTGAAGATTGATAGATTTATATTCATCAGTCATTGAAACATCCTTGACTGCTGAGTGAGCAGTTTCAAGAGCCTTTTGAGCTTTATTCAACTCTTTGTCTTGTACTGATAAATCATCTTGATACTTGTTCATTTCTGCTACAGCAACATCATGCTCATTGCGTAATACAGTTAATCGTTCATTTAATTGCTCCACTTGCTCTTTACGAGAGCCGCCTTCACGTTGAATATCTGCGAAACGCATTGTTCTTCGTTCGTTAAATTGAGCTTGAGCTTCATTACGTGTTGCCTCTACTTGTTCGGCAGGCAATGTTTGCTTACAAGTTGGGCATTCACTACAGTTATCTTCAAAATTGAATAGTTCTTTTTCAACCGCATAATACTTCTCACGTAGGTCATCCATTTCTTTCGTTAATCTACCAATATCATTTTGGATACGATTAGCTTCATCTACTTTAAATTTTCGATTGTTATCAGCCTGTTGTAGTTTGCTATTAATGATTTGGGTATTTCCTTGCACTTCTTGTAATTTAGCTTGAGCCTTATAAACTTCTTGCATGCTGTCAGCCTCGAATGTACGTTTAAGGTCACTCTGTTTCATTTCTAACTCTTGCAATTGGCGCTGTTTATCAAGGACCGATGCACCATTCTTCACACGGATTTTTTGCTCCTGCAGCTCCTCAATATCCTTCTCAATCTGAGCAACTTGAGTACGCATTTTTTCAACTTCTACAATTGTTTCAGGCATCATTTTATTGATTTCATCGATACGAACTGGAATCTTCTCCAGTTGGTCATTAATGTGCTTTTTCTTACTGGCAATAACCTTTTTCATTTCATCTAATGTTTTGCCACTTAGTAGCTCGTTTAACTTCGCTAGAGCCTTGTTTGAAGCGATTACTTCATCGTCTGAAATATCACCGCAGATTTCTAATAGCAGCTTACGTTTATCTTGCCATTTCATCTGGTTGAAATAAGTTGGTGATGTTAAAAGCTTGAATACTTCTTCTTCAACGATTTCAACTACTTTCGCTGTGTACTCTTTCTTATTAAGAGGCACATCATTTACTGCGTAATCTACGCTATGCCCTGTAAATTCTTTGTTGGCAGCACCACGTTTTTTAGTCCAAACTTCTTTGTAGATTTTCTTGAGAGTAACTGCGGTACCATCGACTAGGAATGTTCCTTCAACCGTGTGCTCCAGATTATGTTGTTCGGATCCATCACCGTTTAATGTTTTGATAGCAAAATCCTTTTTGTTGTTGCTGTCCTTATCGAATAACAGCCATAAGAATGCATCAAACGTTGTTGTTTTACCTACCTCGTTATCACCAAAAATCTGTGCGTTACCACCATCTAATTGAATGTCTAATGATTTAATGCCCTTGAAATCACGTAGTTTTAAAACTACTAACTCAATTTTCTTCATTTCTTTTGCCCTCCTGTGGTAGAATGATTTTAATTAAATGTTTTTTAAGCCACTGTTAGCGCAGTGGTTTTTTATTTTGATGGCATCCCATCAAGCAACTTACAGTGGCAAAGCATACCGTAGGGAGACGGTTCTGTAAGCTGCTTGACGAGAGCGAGATAACACTCGCAAACGTCTGTAATTTTTGTTGACTTTTTACTTTTTCTGTTTTATATTTACATTATCCATGTGCTGTTTAACAGGAAACCGTTAGGCAGCCCTTTTATTTAATTCAAACTCACAGTGTGATATAATAGATTTGTATATGTTGTATCGCTGTTTAATCTCCTGTAAAGATTAAGCAGCCTTTTTTTACTGTCAAGCCCAATGATTGGTTAAAAATATATCTTTCTCCTTTTCTGTGTTATAATAAAATAGATTTCATAATTATTTTTAGGCTGTTTAATCGTTCCTGCGATTAAGCAGCTTTTTATTGCCAACATGTGATTATCACTGGTACTCCGATAACCAACATCGTAATCGCGGCACCGATACAAAATTTTCTGTGTGACTCTGACACTTCTTCCTCAGGTAAATAAAAATAGTTATCAAGCCATTTCCACAACCTTCTTCACCACCTTCGCAAATATTCCATCTTTATTTAGATCATCAACAGTTACCCATAACCGTTTGCGTTCATGTAGTTTTTCTAGTTGTATTAACGAATTATGTAGGTCTCGTTCTCGTTGTTTAGCTAAGCTGATACGACCTTCTTGCATATGCATTTTAATTTCAGACATTAAGTCATCAATACATGCCTGTTCTCTCCAAATTTGTTTGTTCACTTGTTCTAAAGCATCCAATTGAATAAACCTCCGATAAACATCGGTACTGTTTGTAGCAAGTGTGTTACTGCATTTGCTGTTTCCATTCCGAATAACAATGCTGCTCCAGCTACCTCAGAATTAGTTATCTTCATCCATGTAGCAAAAGTGAAAATATCTATCGTTTTAACACCACTTTCAAGCTTGCTAACAGCAGATTGGGTGCTATCTAAGTGCTCCGCCATTTCTTCTTGTGTAATATTTGCGTTAACGCGGAATTTCTTTAACATCTTTCCGACTTTCATAAAATCTGCAACCATATCTATTTCCCCCTTTATTCCAATTTAGAATATATTCTTTAAACGAATACCAATTTCAACCAAGTTAACTTAATATAAAGATAAGAGGTTGATTTGCCCCTACCTCTTACTAGATTGGTAGTTTGACTTACGAGGCCATTTGCCCTGGCCTCTCCTATATTGCTCTTAATTTCGGATTAAGAGCTTGTGCTATTGTTGAATTTTCATTAATCCATTTAAAAACTAAATCTCGTGGATAGTGTGCTTGAATGTGCGGGAATATCGGGAATGAACCGATTTTCACTAAGTCGTAAATTTTAGCTATCTTACATTGAAAAATTTCACATAGATGATCATTTGTTAATATCTCTGGATACTTTTGAACAGCATGAGTTTTCCAAAATTGTTCGTTTTCTTCTCGTACGACCATTCGTACTTTTTCTAGAAATTCAGTTTCATAATCTGGATGGAACATAATTTTGACCTCCTAATTCAAGTCTGCTTTGCCCAGCAGCCTTTTATTTAACTAATTTCAGTTGCGACTGTTTGTTGTAACTTTCTATTTCGATTTCAAGTGATGTACTTGGTCGCCATTTAGATATGAAGTAAACAGCATCATTAAATTTTGTTTTTGGTAACTCACTATAACGAGGTAGCTGGAAATGACGTTTGAAGTCTCGCCATAATTCTCCAAAGGCTTTGCGAGCTACTGCGTTATACGCTGATGAATCGTATCCACCAAGAACTTCAAATACTTTAGCTTTACCTTGTGAATTAAGCGCGTACTCTTGAGCACCATCAATTCGCATATGATCTTTTAGATACTCAACATCACCTTTGATTGATTTGATTTCCTGATAGTTTTTAAGTGATGTTTGTAATGCAAGTTCGATTGGATCTTGTTGATTTGATTGCTCAACAACTTTGTAATATACATCAACTAACATTTCGTAAGCGTTCCAAGCTTCATTAGTATTCAAAGACTTCGCATGCAGTAATGCACCTTTTTCTGTCCATAAATATAAAGAGGCTGTATTTTTCTTAACTAACCCTAAATTTTCGAAGTGGTCTTTAAAGGTTTTTAACTCCGCTCCTTGTAATAAGAAGAAGTGTTTACCTTCTTTAAAACGACCTTTGTTATTACTGAAATTTTGTTGTACTAATTTTTCTTCAGCACCATAACTTTCAGCGATTTGAGATGTTGTTAACACTCGACGGTTATCATGTACGATGATATTTAAATGATTCATAATGAACCTCCTTTTTTGTATTAAACGCTAAAACATTAAGCTAACTGTTTTTCTTTCGATGAAGAAACACTAGTAATCTCTTTTATAACGGAATCCGTTAGTTTTTCATCAAAAAAAGTTGCTACCGGTACACCAAGTATTGTAGCTATAATTTTTAAATGTTCTGCACTTAACTTACTATTTCCGTTTTCGATCCGACCATATGTCATTTCAGTTACATTAATACCTTTAGCTATACGTCTTTTGGTTATGCCGCGTGTTACACGGACTCTTTTTACATTTTCACAAATCATGTACTCACCTCTTTTCGACTAACGTAATCCGTTAATAACACTATACTAACGAATTCCGTTAGTGTCAACTGGTTTTATATATTTTTTCTCAAATTCCGTTAGTAATATATCAAATTCCGTTAGTTTTGGGTATGCTTCAATATAGAGAAGAGGTGTTTTAAATGAGTGATATTATTGGTTCTCGCATTAAAGAACAACGAAAAAAGATGCGATTTACTCAACTGCAACTAGCTCAAAAAATTTCTGTTTCACCACAAGTGATTTCTAATTGGGAACGTGGTTACACTGATCCAAGTGGTGAAGATATCGCTGGATTATCAGAAGCTTTATCTTGTCCTAGTGATTACCTATTAGGTAAAACAAACGATACTTCTATCAAAGAAAATAATAAACTAACAAAAAAAGATGAACTTGACGTAGCTAAACGCATGGACGAATTACGCGAGGATTTATCATCAGCAACAGGCTTACTATTCAACGGTGAGCCGATGTCAGAAGAGGCAAAAGAATCTTTATTAGAAGCAATGGAGTTCGGCATCCGACTCGCAAAGAAAAACAACAAAAAATTCATTCCTAATAAATATAGAGACAACGAAGATTAATCTGATTAGAGGGATGCAAATGGATTTTATCCAATCTAAAGTCGATAATTTATACAAAAAATACGGTACTCGAAATCCATTTCAAATAGCAGATTTATTAAAAATTAACGTTATCCATTGGGGTTTACATTATGAAATAAATGGCTTTTATCAGTACGAAAAGCGTAATCAAATTATTTTTTTAAATAACACTCTTTCATATGATGATCAACGTGTGGTTTGTGCGCATGAATTAGGACATGCTGTTTTGCATCGATGTTCTAGTGTTCCTTTTATGCGTGCTAACACTCTTTTTTCTATTGATAAAATTGAAGTTGAGGCAAATAAATTTGCTGCTTATCTATTAATTCCAGATGAAAGTTTATTTGAATCGTATGATCAGATGACTATCTATGATATAGCTACCTTATATAATGTTCCTGTAGAATTTGCAGAACTGAAATTTAAGGGGCTATTTTAATACGTAAAAAAAGAACGTATATTCTTGTGTTATAGGAGGAGTTCACATGGCGTCTATTCAAAAATATAAATTAAAAGATGGAAAAGAACGTTGGATGTATGTAATTGAAAATGGGACAGATCCGTTAACAGGAAAACGTGAGCGAATTGTTAAACGAGGGTTTTTAAAAGAAAAAGAAGCTATCAAAGCTGCTAGAGATATGGAATACGAGATGGAGAAATGGAACCTTGATTTAAAAAACAAGATTACTTTTCAAGAACTTACAGACGAATGGTTTAAGTATTATAAAAGTATAGGAGTTAAAAAAGCCACTATAAGAATTCGTATATATGAATCTAATAAGCTGTTAACTTATTTTTCAAACAAAAAAGTTAGAGATATTACCCAAGTTATGTATCAACGATTTTTAAACGAAATGAACAAAGAATATAATATAAATACACTATCAGGAATCAACGGAACGGCGAAAATGATTTTTAAATACGCCAGGGAGTTAGGTGTAATTCATAATGATCCAACTGAATTTGCTAAATTACCAAAAAAAATTAAAACCGTCGAGGAAATTGAAAATGAAAATGTTCAAAATGTTTATTTTGAAAAACATGAACTAAAAGAGTTCCTTGACGCAGCTCTTACTTATGGTAAAAAAGACGATTATTTCATTTTTAACATGCTGGCATGGACAGGTATGAGATTAGGTGAATTATTAGCATTAAAATGGAGTGATATTGATTTAGAGAACAGGACTATTTCTATTACTAAAACGTTGTATAATCCCAATAATAATATACAGTCTCATGAGTTGACACCGCCTAAAACTAATGGGTCTGTAAGAACTATTGACATAGAACAAGAGTTAATTGAATTGTTGAAGAGTCATCGTTTACTACAAAAACAAGTTAAATTATCTTTAGGAACAAAATATAATGACTTTGATTTTGTCATAACAAAGCTTAAACCACCAAATCTAGGATACCCATATTATTTAAAGTTAGTGAATGTTCGTATGCAAGTCATATTAAAACATACAGCGATAGAAAAACATTTAACTCCACACTCATTTCGTCATACACACACTTCCCTTTTAGCTGAAGTAGATGTTCCTTTAGAATTAATTATGGAACGATTGGGCCATGAATCGGACAAAACAACAACTAAGGTTTATTTACATGTCACGAAAGATAGAAAAAAAGAGGCATCAGAAAAGTTTGGGAAACTAATGAGAAGTCTTTAAAAAATACGCTTTTTTTAATATCAGGCATTGTTTCGGCATCATTTTAACTTAGCGAACGATAGAAAACCTTATAATACTGCTATTCTAGGGATTTGTTACATCATGGATATTATGATGCCAAAAATGGATGGCTGGGAATTATGCGAAGAAATACGTTCATTTAATGATAATCTACCAATCTTAATGTTAACCGCAAAGGGAGAAACCTCGCAAAAGGTAAAGGGTTTTCATCTTGGAACAGATGATTATCTTGTTAAACCATTTGAGCCAGCAGAGCTGATTGTCCGTGTGAAATCAATACTTAAAAGATACCATATTTCCCTATCTCAACTTGTTGAAGCTGGCAATATTAAGTTAAATCGAAATACACATGAAGTCTTGTATAACGGTGAATCTTTAACACTTCGTTTAAAGGAATTTGAACTGTTATTTACGTTAGCAAGCTATGCTGGAAAAACTTTTTCACGAGAGCAGCTAATCGAAGAAATTTGGGGTTACGACTACGAAGGTGATGAACGTACAGTCGATGTTCACATTAAAAGACTTCGTCAACGTTTCCCTCAAGAAACAAGTGGATTTTCTATTCGTACAATTCGCGGCCTAGGCTATCGATTGGAACTAGTTTCATGA